CCCGCCGCAAGGCGAAGGTATCCGGTGTAGATGGTTTATGTCGTCTACATTCCAAGGATTTAACCTTGGTCTCGACAATTGGTTTATCACCCAATGTGGATATAATTCTTTGATTCGACCGAAAGGCCTTACCAAAGTCTTCTGCTGAGGACCTTGAGTCATAAAGCTCTTGTGTCACTTGTCGTGGTAGAATGGATTGATAACCCATTCTTCCTTAACTAAAGCAACCAAATGCCATTCCCCTTAGTCGAAAACATCAGTAAAAGTCGAACCCGTGAACGCGGCCTGTTCTATCCAGTGACCCAAACAAGTCACTGGTACAACAGCACGCAAGTGCCTCGGCCTGCGCCCACGGAGAGCACGATTACTGATTCGCGTGGAACACGCGAGAAGATGACGGATGTGGTTACGACCGCCTTTAAGCGCTTGAGTGGAGAGGGCGAGATTGTGAACAATAACATGAGTTATTGGTCTCAGACTCGCACTTGCAACACCTCCGGCCCGATGTTTCAAAATGTCCAACCGGGCATTACATACGTCGGTGACCTCCAGGGCCCTCACTGGGTCCAGGGGAGACTAACGTCTCCGGATCTGCCGGTAAATCGGTGGAAAGACAAGATTGATTTGCAACCGCTTATCAATCTGGCGGCTACTAGGGCGATGGCTGGCATCGACCAGCCTCAATTTGAGGGGGCAACCTCTCTTCTTGAGGCAAAAGAGACCTTGCGGTACCTGCGCAACCCTGTTGCGTCCGGTATCAAACTAGCAGATACGCTTGCGGCTCTGTCTAGAAAACATGGTCTTACCCGTGGTTTTTCTGGCGTCGCTGATGCCAGGAAGCTTCCTCGTGATGTGTTGAAGGACCTCGCGTCCATCTACCTGTCTATCATCTTCGGATTCAAACCCGTAGTGCAGGAAGTAGTAGGAGCTTTAGAAAACTTGCGCCCTGTGAATACCCGTGGAAATCGAAAAACATCGAGGTCCAAGGAGGTAAAGCAGGTCAGTGATACCTGGACGGTCAACGAGACCTTCTCTGGTATTACCTATAGTGCTACATACGTATGGACGCAGACAGTGACCGTTTCGGTCGGCTATCTGTATGCCTATAAGGATGCAGTTCTATCGGAGGAGCAGTGGGGGTTACGTCCTAAAGACTTTGCCGCCGCCGCTTGGGCTACTATGTCCAAGTCCTTTATAATTGATTGGTTCGTGAATTTCGGGGAGTTTATCTCTGCGTTAACACCCAGCGCAAACACTCGGATCCTGTCCTCCTGGATGACAATAACAACCGTTACGAAGCTTTCACGCTCCGTTGGCGGCTACGTATTGCCTATCCCAGGGTGGTCGACTGTTCGAGATGGATCAGGAGAGCAATCCGTCACTACGATCACTAAAGATCGTACTGTTCCTGCACCTCCGCCTTCATTGGCGTGGCGTGGGTTGGGTTCTCTCGAAAATGATAAGAGCAAGTTACTTACTCTTATTGCACTTTTAACCGGGACTTTGAAATCCGCTGGGAATCCTCCTATCGTACCAAAGAAAACGCGAACTGGCCGCACTCTGCGACCTGACGCGTGGTATTAGATTTCACTGTCAATATTTGGAAAATATCCCATCATGACAATTACTTTCAATTCGAAAACGTACACCGCAGACGCGGCCACCAGTGCAAACTCCATTCCCTATCTGGGCACAGCCAACACCATTTCGGTCAAAGACCGTCTTGAGTTGTCTCGTGTTCCTCCGAAGGGGAATTCTGTCTACTCCGGCAACGCCCGCGCTCGTTCTAAGATGACACGTACAAACGTCCTCACAGGCGCGAAGACGTCGTCCGCCGACATGATTGTTGATCTGTCAGCCTCGATCCCCGTGGGGACGAGTGATGCAGCAGTTGATGCTGTATGTGCTGATCTTGGTGCCCTCGTGGTCACCACCGCGTTCAAGGATTTGCTCAAAAAGCAGCAAATCTCGTACTAACCTGTACGAGTTGCTGGAGTGAATCCCGTGATCGCGCTGGTAGGTATGGTGTTATTCACCTTCCTACTGATCATTCGAAACGACATTGGCTATTACGGCCAACAATCGCACAATCAAGGAGAGCGCAATGCTCAGCTTAAACGAGACGAGGCGTCAGGTACGCAACCTCTCCGTCGAATCCCGGCCCCTTTGGCAGGAGATTCTGACGATTTCGGTAACCAGTAACGGCTACCCTGATCAAATTCGCGACCGTGTGCTTGAATGCATACGAGCGGATGACGACCAAGGGCTGTTAAAGCTGGCTGTTGATTTGTCCTCACAGGTGTATGAGGACCATGCGGTGCATTACCGCATGCATCAGCTATCTGCTCTTATTCGAAAGTATCCATCGCTCAACCTCCCGGACGTAAGTCCCGAAGACAATGCGTGGCTCGTATTTCGCAATGCGGAATACAGATGCAAATGGACAAATCGAAAGTTGGCTGCGCTTGCGCGGTACAACTCTGGCAGGGAAGCTCCGGCTTTCCATATGATGCGTGAATATATCAACTATGTCTTGCGCGACAAGGCTGACGTTGACGTAGATGGTTTGGGACCTACACCGAACTATCAACGCATCTATTCTCTGAGCAGTTTTACTGGGGGCGCATCCATGGGTGTGAATGGTAATGCAACCAACATCTTTCGCAAGCTTAACGCTGCGACTGGTGGTGGATGGACCGTATCACCCAGCGCCTTTCTACATGTTTGCGAAGCCTTCTGGGCTCATGCCCAGATTCGCGAGTACGTCCTATCACTGTCACCCGACACATTCAAGGCCGGATTCGTGTGCTACGACAGAAGTGAATTCTATCGCTTGTTGGACAAACTCTGTGAACGTGTACGTAATAACAAAATTGCTTTCGTCATCAAGGACGCTACGATCCGAAGGATCGTTGCTAACGAACCGACATGCAATACCGTACCCCTCAAAGGGGTAGATCTCGAACTCCGATCGAAACTGCGCAATGCAGGCATCGACCTCACCGAACAGGAGCCTAATCAGCTCATGGCCTTTACCGGCTCTGATCAGTGGGAATCGGACGATCCGTACTGTACGATTGACTTGCGGTCTGCTAGCGGAATGCTATCATACCTCCTTGTTAAAGAACTTCTGCCACTTGCGTGGTTTGAGTTGTTGGACAGTTTGCGATCTGAGTACTACGTGTTTCCCAATGGGCACGTAGGCAGGTACGAAAGCTTTGCCTCCATGGGCAACGGTTCGGTATTCCCGCTTCAGACACTCGTATTTGCTAGCGTGTGTCACACTGCTTACCGCGAATGTGGTATCAAGCCAGACTTTCGAGTCTACGGCGACGATATTATTGTTCGTCGGAGTGTTTTTGACCGCGTCATCTCTTTATTGAGGTTTCTCGGTTTCAAACCTAACCCCAAGAAGACCTTCTCAGAAGGCCCTTTTCGGGAGAGTTGTGGTGCGGACTTCCACAGTGGCGTGAACGTCCGTCCTGTTCACCTAGATCACGAGATTTCAAGTCTCGAGCAGATCTTTGGTTTCCATAATCAGTCACTCCGAAGGGGTGGTCTTCAGGAACTTTATTTTCGGGAGGTTAGGACAATGCTGCGAAGCAAAGTGCCAAAGCCTCTCCGTTTTGTTGTTCCCTATGACCCCTTACGACTTTTGCCGCAAGGTTTGAGCAAAGGGGTGGCTGAAACGTACGACTGCGCCTTTTGGGCGCCGATGGACGTAATTATGGGTTCGTCAACGTGTTTCTGGAATAGAGATACGTGGTCTTGGGGTTTCACAGCCCTGCAGGCCGATCCAACGGAAGATATCCTGTTGGACGACGAACGAGAAACGAGCGCATATGCGTTCGCTTCCCTACAGGCGGCACTCTTGGGTTCATCATCCTCGAGTCCGTTTACACTTAGGTATGCCCGCCGTTTCAAAGTCGTACGCCTTAACAAGCGTGTGAACTGGGACGGAGCAAGTTTCTCTAAACTGCGTGTCGACACTCTCCCATGGGAAGTGAAGATTGCAGACTCGATGGCCAGGACCCTAATGGGCGATGACCTCGTGGATAGAGCACTCGGGAAGCAACCTGGGTAAAGCTGCAGCGGTAATTCCGCTGTTAACAAAATCCTTCTTATATGAGGGGGTTGGGGTATCATCCGAATAGGATGGGCCATTTTGG